GAGAGCGGTGCGACCGCTGATCAATCTGCCGCCGAAATCTTGACGCTAATAAAGACTGTGGATGGTGCGGGTAGTGGGTTGGATGCAGATCAACTTGATGGCCTCTCTTCTGGTAGCTTCCTGCGAAGCGATGCTGCCGACACAAAAACTTCTGGAGATCTGGTATTTTCAGATAGTGTTAAAGCCGCATTTGGTGCGAGCAGTGATCTTCAAATTTATCACAATGGATCAAATTCCTTCATCGATGAAACTGGAACTGGTGGATTATACATAAGAGCCGACAACATAATTCGTCTCGATAAATTCACAGGAGAAACATTAGCTGCTTTCAATGCAGATGGTTCTATTGATCTTTACTATGATAACAGCAAAAAATTTGAAACTACTACCTCCGGCATATCTATCACCGGAAATATTACCGTTAGTGGCACTGTTGACGGACGTGATGTTGCTTCGGATGGCTCAAAACTAGACGGTATTGAAAGCGGTGCTACAGCCGACCAATCAGCGGCAGAAATTCTTACAGCAATAAAGAGCGTGGATGGGGCGGGGTCTGGTTTAGATGCCGACACTCTCGATGGTTCTCATGCGTCGAGTTTTCTGACCGGAAACCAAACAATAACTTTGTCGGGGGATGTTACAGGATCAGGCACGACCTCAATCTCAACAAACATAGCAGCAAATGTTGTGGGTGCCTCTGAGTTGAATGTTTCTGGGAATGGATCGACTTCACAATTTCTTCGATCTGATGGTGATGGCTCTTTTAGCTGGGCCACCCCAACCGATACAAATACAGACACTACTTATTCCGCCGGAACTGCTCTGACACTCAGCGGCACAACATTCTCGGTAACGTCCGGTGGTATCGGCGCAACGCAGTTGAACGTCAGCGGCAATGGGACAACATCTCAATTTTTGCGATCAGACGGAGATGGTTCCTTCACATGGGCTGAAGCAGGCGGTGGTGGAGAGGCTGCTGTCGAAGCATGGGTAAATTTCTACGGCGGCGATAATACGCTTTCGGTGAATGACAGTGGTGGTGTTTCAAGCGTCACGGACAACTCAACTGGTCTACACACTGTTAACTTTACTACTGCGTTCTCTAACACGAACTATGTTCTTGCTGGCACATGTCGTGACCCGAATGACAACAATACTATGAATATGACTTTTGGTTTAGGTCGATCAGACAGCACTAAAACAACAAGTGCATGTCAAATAGCCTGTGCTCAACAGGATGGACAATTAATGGACTCACCAGAGGTCAATGCGCTGTTCTTCTACGGTTAAGGAGGTATCTATGGCTAAAATAATTTATAAAAATCAATCATCAAATCTTGAGGGTATTATCGCAATTATCACCCCAACTCCAAACGCTTTGGAAACAATGACGATTGAGGAAATCGCACGAAAGGACGTTCCAACCGGACTGAGTTACAAAATCGTGGATGATGAATTTATTCCAACAGATCGCACTTTTCGGGACGCTTGGACAATCTCTGATGCAGAGCTAACTGATGGAGTTGGAGACTGAGATGGCTATTACAATTGATATACCCAAGGCTAAAGAAATTTGGAAAGATAAGATTAGAATTGCTCGTAAACCTGCACTAGAAAAACTTGATGTTGATTTTATGAGAGCAAATGAAACAGGTGCAGATACCTCTACGATTGTTGCTGACAAACAAACTTTGAGAGATCTTCCAGCGCAAGTGGAAACAGCTACAACAACAGAACAAATCAAAGCAGTCTGGGATGATAGGTTGGGTCAGGTGTAATGACTGAATCAAACGTAGTCACCATTAACGGCGTCGAATATGAAGAAGACGCTCTAGAAATTTCTCAAAAATATCTCGTAATGCAAATCAGGGATTTGCAACAGCAAAGATCGACCCTTCAAATGAAGCTCGATCAAACGCAAGCAGCACTGCAAGCGATGACTAACGATTTAATTAAATCTGTAACCAAAGAGGCCGCTGATGAGTAAACCCACTGTCGCGAGTACACATGCACAGATTACCAAACACGAGGCCATTTGTGCCGAGCGGTGGGCAGAGACCTTGTCGAGAATTAAACGGCTCGAGGCCATTCTAATCGGCGGTGCGGGTGCAATAATTTTGATGCTGTTGGGATTGCACTTTAAATAAATGGACCCATTAACTATCTCGGGCGCTATCGCAGGGATAAAAATTGCAAATGAGGCTTTCGGGGCTGTTAAAGAGTTAATTTCAAACGGTCGATCTGTTTCTGATTGTGGCGCTCAATTGGCGCGCTGGTTTGCTGGCGCGTCGGCTGTAGAAAAAGAAGCTAACGACCGCTCGAGCCCAGTTGGAGACAACGCATCAGCCCGAGCGATCCAAGTCCTTACAGCTCGTAATCAAATTCGTCAGCAACGTGATGAGCTTCGCCAGTGGATGCAGCTCTATGGCCCGTCAGGCAGCTGGAACGAATTCATTCAACTGGAACGCGATTTCCGACTTCAAGCGAAAAAGGAAAAAGAGGACGCAGCCGCAGCTCGGTCAAAGCGAGCAAAGAAATTCAAAGATATTTTAACGGCTGCTGTAATCGTTTTGTTTTTCGTTTTGCTGCTCGGAGTAGGACTGGTTGTTTACCTCAACATTCCAACAGCGGAGGCAGAGATTTTTCATGCCTAAAAAACTGCAAGAGAACAGTGTGTTCGATGACCTCGATGTAAACAAAGATGGCGAAGTGAGTGATCACGAGCTCCAGGTCGTTGAGGCGCTGGACCGCCATCGAAAATATAAAGTCCAAGAGCGTATCGTAATCTGTACTGCAGCAAGCATGTTTGCTTTTACCCTTGCGATGTTTTTTTTAGAAAACGCAAAAATCACAGCGCTGGCTCCGCTATCAAACCTTTTCTACGTCGCGGGTGGTGGCGTGATCGCAGCCTTTTTCGGATTTAATCAAATAAAAAAATGATCCCCGCAATTCCCCCAGGCTGCTTCAGCATCGGAGAGATGGTGATTGTGGCGCTGCTCGTTATTACTTTAATTATGTTGGCTCGAAGATGATTAATATACTTGGTGGCGTTCTTGGCCCTGTTGTTAATGGTGTCAAAGATTACATGCTCGCTGAACAAGACATGAAAAAAGCAGAGGTCGAGAATAAGGCTCGTCTACTTCGTGACACTAAAAGCAATAATCATGAGTGGGAAATGGCGAACCTTCGAGACAAAGATAAGTGGCTGCGCCGAATTTCTTTCGCCGTTTTTACAGCTCCGCTGATTTGGGCAGGGTTCGATCCAATTGCTGTTCAGGCTTATTTCGATGTTGCTCTCAAAGCTATGCCCGAATGGTATATCCAAATTGTGCTGAGCATGGTCGGAGGTATTTGGGGTATTTCAGTTCTTAAAAATAGTGTGCCAGCGCTTGTCGGTGGTGTGGTGAAGGCAATCCGAAAATGAACATCGAGCAGCTTAGAAAAGAGATCGAAGCGGACGAGGGCAGGGTCACGGAAAGCTACTTGTGCAGCCTCAATCATAAGAGCGTGGGCGTGGGCCACCTTTGCCGTAAGGGGGAACCAGAATATGATTTACCGCTCGGCACTGCAGTATCAGACGACCGAGTTAACGAGCTGTTCGCTAAAGACATCGAGGTCACGCTGTCTGATTGTAAGGACATATTTTTGAGCTGGGAGCAGCAGCCCGAAACTGTAAAATTAATTTTGGCTAATATGTGTTTTCAGCTCGGGAAGCCGAGGCTCAGTAAATTCGTGAAGCTCATCGATGCCATCGAGAGCTCGAATTATGACGAGGCCGCGAACCAAATGTTCGACTCGCGCTGGCGGCGTCAGACACCTAATCGAGCTAAGCGTTTAATAGACCGCATGCGAGCTGTTGACGAAGCCTAAACACAACCGGATGAAATCTCGCCCAGACAGTCATCTGGTTGGGCAGTTGGCCGAGACCATTGTCCTCGAGCATTTTGTTCGCGAGGGTTGGTATGCTTACACACCTCTCTCACATCAAGGGCCGGCCGATTTAATTTTTATCAACCCAGAGGATGGAGAGGTACTTCTCCTCGACGTCAAAAGCGATCGCTGGCGCGTCAATACAAAACGCGTCACTCCCTCGCGCATCTATCGCGTGCGCTCCCCCCTCCAAAAAAAAGCCAATGTGCGGATGGCATACACCAATATCGTAACGCGTAACATTACGATCCTTCCCAAGCGTGAAAAGTGACCCTCGGAACACGCAGAGAACTGTGCAGAGAATTGTGCTCCGGTGCATTACCGCTTTGCTCCTTTACATCACCGGTCTGCTCCGATATGCTCCGCAAATCCACGCTTTCGAGCGAATGGACCTGCTAAGTCATTGATTTTATTAGGGCAGAGAGCCAGACTTTTAATCCGTTGGTCGTAGGTTCGAATCCTACCGGGCGCACCACTTCTTATCCCAACAAAATCAATAACTTAGTCGATGATCTGGCGAAGCTGCTTAACGTCAAAATAGGCGTTCTGCAGAGAAATCGGCAGAGAATTGTCGAAACTAAATGTATCCGCAGGTCATTTTTTGCTTGTTATAATTACGAAACGTAATTATATTATGAGGGTGGACGGCAATCCACGCCAACAAAAAGGAGCAGAAAATGTTTGTAAAAGATTACCAAATCGCAGAAATAGCCAACGCAATGCAGCCATATTTCGAAGTTGGCTCATTGCATTCCAGATCATCTATCAAACAGATCGTACCTCTAGCACTCGAGGAACTTGCTGATCGAGGTTACCCGCAGCGGCGTTCACTAGCTGTCGTGATTTCAAAAATGGCACAAGCCACATGGGTTGAAACCATGCTGCACACTCGTCAGAGAGGGGGGCAGGTCTGATATGGAAATAAAAATTTACACCGCTGGACAAGGTTTACTCAGTATTACCGTTGACGAAAAATTAACCAGCTGGCGAATTCGGAACTTCGACAGTGTCTGGAAGTTGTTAAAGCTCGACCGAAATAACGACATCGAAATTATTTACGAAGAAAACATCGCGCACCTTATTCACAAAGATGAGCTCGTTGAGTACGTCGCAGAAAAAATAGGGTGCATTTACGAAAGCGCAGAGCTGGGGGCGGCAACCCCCAGCACCACTTCAACCACAACATCGGAGCAGACCAATGAATAGTGATTGCATCATTTATACTACAGAAGAACTCATCAAGATCCCAGCTTTTCTCGATCGACGCAACGAAACGCCGGAGCAAAAGGCCAAGATCGCGGCGGCTTGGGATCGCGCCCTCGCTAAGCAGCGACAGGCTGCGCAACGTGAGCAGCGTAAGGTGCAGCGAAAACTTGCTCGGCAGCGCGCAGCTCGGGAAGCAGAAGAGCAGTTGAAAGCCGAGCGTCGTGAGCTGCGTGAGCAGCGAGCTGCTAAGCGTAAAGAAAAACAAAACGACCGTCAGGCTGTCGTTAAGTTAATCCGCGCTGGTCACATTACCCTGGGTCAAATGGTCAAGGCATCGAAGATTTCGAAAAATCGCCTTAGCCGCGCTTGCAGATATTTGCTTGCGCACAAGCAGATCGAGAAAGCGTCAGCCAGGACATATCGAGCATAAGGAGCAGAAAATGAAACCAAGGAAAGTACAGCAGCGGACAAACGGCACATGGCAGTGGGACATCCGCAACTACATCGGCAACGTCGAAGGATGCTTTGGCGTTGCACCAACCGAAGCGCTCGCAATTGCCGAGCGCGACCGGCGCATCGCGAACGTCGGCAGCACCTATAAGGCTGAAGTCGATCCTTTGTTCTCGGATCTCGTCGAAGATTTTTGTGAGCTGGTTGGTCGTGAAACCATCACAAAGAAGCAGCGGGATGAGAAAATCAAACGAGCTCGGGAGTTTAATAATTTTGAAACACCGGTTGTCGGAGATAATAAATTAAAAACCCTTGGCGAGCTGCGCTTGTCGGAGATTACTCCAGCGCTGGTCTTCTCTCCCATACAACCACAAATTTTTATTCCTTCGAGGTCGCATTCGACGAACACAAAGCGCTGGACCATTTTTAAGATGATCTGCAATTTTGCTCTCAGAATGCAGTACACAAAGACAAGCCTCTACGCTGGTTGTGAGGCGCCAGTTGATCCTAATAAGCGCGCGTACAAGCCGTTAGCTGTTCCTAGTGACTTGCAAGTTATTGCTCTTAAAAATGCGTGTGAGAATTTGCACGATAAGACACTTGTCCTTACCGCGGCGCACACTGGTCTTAGGGTTGGCGAACTGTTTGGCCTCAGCTGGTCAAACATTCATTTCGAGGGCAAAGGCAAGATCGATGTCCGGCAAGCGCTTACAAGTGACGACGAGCTAGGCCAGGTTAAGACAAAGGCTGGTTATAGAACCATACAGCTGTCGTCTCAGTTGCGTGAGGCGCTGCTCGAGTGGAAACAGCAGCAGAGGTTTATCGATAGAACACCAAACCCACATGATTTGGTTTTTTGTTCAAAGAACGGTTCACCCCACGATCGCGCTAATTTTGTAAAGCGCGTATGGAACCCGATTAAGAAGAGGGCAGGGGTCGAGACGCAGCTGCGGTTGCTGCGCCACTATTTCGCCTCAAAGCTTTTCTACTCTGGGCAAAGGTCGATTGAGGAGATAACGTATGTGATGGGGCATGAAAGTGTCGCGATTACTCAGCGACATTACGCGCATATGATTAACGATCCTGACTTGGATCAGAGCGCCGTAAATAAAATGGATCAAGTGATGGGGGTATTGTGATGGGTAACGAATGGTATCGATTTGAAAAACTCGGGTTTGAAACTGATGCGATGGCGAAAGAAATTGCATCAAATCCACTTCATATGCGTCCATCTATCAAATATGTCGAGGCCGAGCCAATGCGTAAAGAGCTGTTGCCGGTCACGACAGCTCGGCTTCGAGCTCTGAATGAGCTGCAATCGCTATCACATTTTCCCGAGGTTGAGCCGGTCTCCGACGTGGGCGTTGGTCCACGGCTCTGGCTGATGTTGATGCGAGATTTTTATAAAGGTGTTCCTACTGATCGAGCGTCAGCTGCATGGGAGTTGAAGACGTCGGCGTCCACCCTTGAAAGATTTTTGAAAGCAGGAAGGGAGGCTGGTTCTTTTGTTGTTGAAAAAGATCCAAAGGACGCGCGTCGCATGTTAATTTTCCCAAGCCTGATGCTGGTGCTTACCTATGAATTAGTCGTCTGTCCGGCATATTTTCAAGAGGTACTCTCTTTGAGAAAGCGCACTACAACGCTTGAACTTATAAAAAAATGGGCAGAGTTGCGTCGTAAGAATATGCCAGAGAATTTAGCATTCGAAGTTGACGAGCGGCGAACGGCGATCAATTTACAGCTTGTAAGTTGACCATCAATTTGATGGTTATTTTTAACGGTTAATTTGAGCCTATTTTTTGAGTAACGATAATGGGTGCAGGTTTCGTAATTAAAACGTAATCTGTACCTATGCTCAAAATTACTATCCATGAAATTAAAGATGACGGTGTGTGGGATGTGGTCATTAACCAGGATGACCAGGTCTTTTCATATCAGTTTTTGAGTGAGGCTGAGGCAGCGAATTTTAGAACGCAGGCAGCTAGTCTTTTGCTGCCTGCTTATCAAGCCTCCTCAAAGGCATCCCGTTAACTAAATCACTTTGAATTCCATCAATGGGGTCGACAGAGATTGTGATGTCGTAGCCTCTCTCATTCCAATATTCTTTTATGCGCGCTGCGCACTTCAAGTTATGACGATAGCGCTCTCGGCGCGTTGGTAAGGATTGGATAAATTTAGTCATGGCAGCGCATCGCTAAGCTAATCATTTCATAATAAAGGGCGAGGTAACCGATTAGGTCTATGATCGTGTCTTTGTCGTAAGGACAATTTTTTAGGCGCCCAAATTTCAGCAAGGCCATATTGATTGCGACCTCTGGAGCATCGACGTCTCGATCGTGGTAGAGGCTCCAAAGGCTGGCGACCATTGGAAGAGAATTGTCTCCATATTTATCTCGTCGACTGCCGTTGATAATCGCCTGCGCCATTGCCAGCGCTACGTTTCTCAGTAGCGGCTCGTCAAAACTGTGGTCGCAATTTTGACGTTTGCCCTCGCTATCAAAATAAAAATCATTGCCAAAGCACCTCTCACATTCCATGACGTTCTTCCTTGTATTGAGAAATTTCAGCTGGGTTAAAGTAAAGGCGGTTAGTCAGCTCGACCGGATTTAACTCACCAGCCTCGACTAATTCTTTTGTGCGCTTCCTGGCTCTCCAATGTGGAGAGCCAAAAAGACGTAATGCTGTTTCGCTTAGTGTTAAAAAAGTGGGTGTCATACTAAACACCCGTCTACGAGTGCGCAGCTGACGACCAGGACGGCATAGACAGTGCCTACTAAGCCCAGCAGCGTAACGGTTTCGATAATCCACATGTGGTCTGCTCCTTTATTGTGGAGCAGAGACCGTAATCTAAATAATTACGAAACGCAATTCTAAAATTAAGAAATAGTTGTGCCGACGATTACCGCAATAGCTTCGACTGATTCCATGTCGAGCTGAATAACCTTGTCTGGGTTCAGCTGGTGCAGGGTTAAAACTTTGTCGTCGCGTTTAACAAAGCGCTTTACGATGGCGGTGTGTTCACCTCGAGCCTTGTGCAACTGCACCACTACATCGTCCCCGCGGCGCGCTGGGCTTCCAGGCTTCGCGTAAACAATCTCACGACTTCTGAACCGAGGCTCCATACTATCGCCGTTTATAAACACAGCATATGCAGTTGGTGAATTAGCGCAGCTCGGGTGAGGCTCTATGTAATCGACAGGCTGTGTAACGTCTGTTGTATCGTCGCCAAAGCCGGCTGCTGCGTTGCCATATAAGGGTATACGTTTTGTGGGCTCGTCATTACCTACTGCTTGCAGGCCCATAATCTCAGCTGCTGAGCAGCCAAGCTTTAACGCAATCATCTCTGCCAGCTCTTCTCGAGGTTCGCGCTCGTGCCGTGTGTAACAACGCAGAGTAGGCGGTCTCATCCCGATCATCTCTGCCAGCTCTGGAATTTTATACCCTGCCTTAGCAGCAAATTCCGCTATTCGATTTTTAGCCATCTACTCCCGCCACTTTGTTACGGCTACCTAGTTATTTTTTTGTGTAGCCGATTAAGTTTGTAGCAAACACTATTTTTTCTTGTCAACCAAAACGTCATCGTTTACTTACCTTATAAGAATTACGAAACGTCATTATGAGATTACGAGACTGGATCGAGTTGAAGGGTTGGAACACAAGTCAGGCGGCGCGCTTTTTCGGTATCAGTCAGCCGTCTGCCCATTGTTACTGCGTCGGTAAGAGAATGCCGCGCCCAGCAACGATTGAAATTATCAGAGAGAAAACTGACGGCGCGGTTTGCGCTGAGGATCACGTCGAGGTGTGCAATGAGCGCCAGAAATAAACAGCGTGGTTACGAGCTCGAGCGCGAAGTCGTTGTAGCGGCTCAAGCAGCTGGGCTCGAGGCGACCAGGGTGTTTGGCAGCGGCGCCTTTAAAAATCAGCTGGGCGACGACTTTTGCGGAGACGTTGTTGTTGGGGGGCTGCGCATTGAATGCAAGCGCCGAAAATCAGGCTTTAAGTTGCTGTACGACGCCATGAACCAAGACGAGACAACTGAGGTTGTCGCAATCAGAGCAGACAGGAGCCCGAGGCTCTACCTGCTCTCTGAGCAGACTTTTCACAAATTATTGAAAGAGAGAGAGGAGAAAAAATGTCTTTAAGTAACATACAAAAAGGGGCGGCTATGGCCCCACCAAGGATTACAATTTATGGACCGCCTGGGGTTGGAAAGACGACCTTTGCGGCCGGAGCTGGTGAAAATTGTATTTTCATACCGACTGAAGAGGGCGCCGACGTTGTCGGTGTGCATCGCTTTCCGCTCTGTCAATCAGTGTCAGAAGTTATGCAGGCGCTGGATGACCTTTTAACAGAGGACCATAAGTACACCGTCGTCACTATAGATAGTCTGGACTGGTTAGAAACACTGGTCTGGGACCAATGTGTAAAAGACGCCGGCGTATCGAGTATCGAAGAAGTTGGGGGCGGGTACGGCAAAGGTTATATCGCAGCGCTAGCGTACCACAGACAGCTACTTGGAAAGTTAACGCAGCTGCGGAAACAAAAAGGCATGGCGTGCGTTCTACTTGCGCATAGCCAGGTTAAACGGTTCGAAGATCCAACCACCGAGGCTTTTGACCGGTTCGAGATAAAACTGCACAAGAGAGCAGCTGACCTCTACACCGAATTTTGCGACGTCGTAGGTTTTGCAAATCACAAAATGACCACCACTGAGACGACTGCATCGTTTGGTCAGAAAAGAATAAAGGCAATCGGCAGTGGTGAGCGCGTTCTGCGCTGCGCTAGTCGGCCAAACTTTGTCGCAAAAACCCGATACATCATTCCCGATGAGCTGCCTTTGCAATGGGAAGCTTTAATAACCGCAATCACACAAGGAACTAAAAAAGATGGTTAGTTTAAATATTGAACGTCCGGCCGAGGGCAGCTCAAACAGCTATGGGCCTATTCCGGCTGGTGATTATGATGGCGAGATTGTCGCGGCAGAAGAAAAAATCAGCAAAACCGGAAACAGGTACTTATCTGTGCAGGTAAAGATCGACGGGCATGGCAGCGTCTGGGAAATACTTAACCTGTGGCATCCAAAAGATACTGTAGCGCAGATCGCTGCTGAAAAATTAGAGGACATCGAGAAGTCGGCCGACCTTGTTGGTAAGCTATTCAATGGTGACAGCGATGCGATGCTCGCACGCAGTGTGCGCGTGCGCGTCAAAATTCGAGACGACGACCCTCAAAGAAATGAAATAGACGCTTGGTTACCAAAGGCTGGCTCTCCTGTTCCAGCCGCTAGCCCCGCTACCGTCACTCCCGCGTGGCAGGGCTAGTTCAACTGCTGGGGCTTCGGCCCCAGCCTTTTTATTCTGGATTAGACGGTGAGTGCCAAGGGTCGCCGAAAAACCCCGTCAGCGCGCGGAGAGATCCCCTTTCCCCTTTCGCGGCGCGCTTAAAAATAAAGAGGAGCAGATGGTAAGTTTAAAAGTAGAACGTAAAACAGATCCAGCTCTCGAGGCGGCAGACCGAGAGATGGAGAGGCTTGAAAAATTAAGACCACCCAGGCTGCACTTAGGTCAGTCGGGTGGGGGTATGTGCAACCGCAGGCAATATTATGGCTGGCTGTGGGCTCACGATCGCGACATCCCTGCCAAGGGTCTTAGGGCTATCAGAGATGGTATCAACAACGAAGATATCGTCGCAGCTGACATAGCAAGGACGCCAGGGCTGACACTGCTTACTCGTGACCCAGACACGGGGCGCCAGTTCGAGGTGCTCGATGCTGGCGGTCACATAGCAGGACATATGGATGGCGTCATCCTGGGCCACCCCGCGGCTCCAAAGACGCCCCACGTCTGGGAGTGCAAGGTCGTTAATGAGCGGAAGTTTAAAAAATTTCAGAGCTGCAAGCAGATGTATGGCGACAAGTTCGCCTTAAAAAATTGGGACCATGTCTATTGGGTCCAGGCGCAGCTCTACATGTTGCATGGCGGATATAAGAGACATTGGATTACGGTCGCTACAGCTGGTGCTCGAGATTGGGACGCCACCCGTACTGAGCTCGATCGGGACGAGGCAGAGTATTACGCGCAGCGCATGGTTGAGATGGTCGAGTGTGTCGACGAGCTGCCTAGTAGGATCTCTGACAACCCGACAGCATTCGATTGTAAGTGGTGTGACGCTCGATCGATCTGCCATGAGGGCGCGCCTGTGAAACGTAATTGTCGGACGTGTCGGTTCTCAAAACCTATTGAGGGGCCGCAGTGGTACTGCGAGCGCCACGATAAAAACCTGACAGCTGCTGAGCAGATCGCAGGGTGCGATCAATTGGAACTGCGCAATGCGTTGTCCTGAGTGCGGAGGTGAGGGATGGCTAGAAGACGACGCGCCGGTCAGCGGTATCGACAGCAACGGCCCTTGGTGTGTGATCCGCGCGTGCCAGGTGCTCTGCGAGAGCTGCGACGGGTGGGGAGAGATAGACGACGAGGAGTAGCGCTGTGCTGGATTTGTTTCAAGGAAGAGCAAGGCTTTGGGTTCATGCCGCACCTGGCAAAGCAGGTCGGCAGCGAGAAACGGTTCTGCAGCCGAGACCATCAAATTTTACATGAGCGGAAACAACTAATGACAGACTGGACGAAAGCAGAGGAAGAGCACATCTGGGAGGGCATCAAGGCTGGCGGGGCATACCTCGATAGCCTGGGCAAGACTGACCTGGGCGTGCTCTCGAAAGACGAGCTAGTGCAGTTCGGCAAGTGCCTGTTAGGGCGCGTAGTCGATTGCCGGTTCGATGGGGTTAACACCTTAGATGATGAGATACCGTTCTGATGAAAGCAGTAAAAACAACCTATAAGGGATTAGAGTATCGATCGAGGCTAGAGGCTCGATGGGCTGCATTTTTTGATAGCGTGGGCTGGGATTATAATTACGAACCGATAGACCTCGATGGTTGGTTCCCTGATTTCAGACTGAAAGCTTATGACCATCGAGATGTTTTAGTCGAGGTCAAACCATTCACAGAGCTCCAACAATTTATAAACGAAGGCGTTTGCGAAAAAATAGAACACGCTGTGAAACCGTACCCAGATTTCGAGGTATTGCTTTTAGGCGTCGCACCGATGTTTCCTCGTTACCCGTCAGATAAATTGATGTCAGCCTATAATCATAAAAATTATATTGGTTACATTGGTGAGAGATTGTGTCGGTGTTTAGACGACTGCCACGATATTGACTGGGATTTTGCACCCCTAGCAGTTGGGAAGTTAGGCTCCGCGGGATTACCCGAAAATGTATTAATGGATTTTTGCCACGAGACCCAAGATTTTCGGCATCGTTTGTCTGGGGCATATGACGGCTGTCACGGCAATATTTCCGAGTGGAAAGCGCGAAATATTGTCCAAGAGCACTGGGGTAACGCGTGTAATCAAACAGGGTATGTTAACCCGAAATGGTGATGCTACCTCCAGCTCCCACGCGGATCTCTGGCATCGATGCGGTCGGTCAGTTCAGCGACGCAGCGCGTAAGTATGGGCTGGGGCTGCAGGGCTATGCCATTGCAGATGATCAGATCCACCGCGTCGCGGATCTGTCTGCCTCACAAAAAATAAATAATACCGGCTGGTATTTACTCGCTGAACATGAGGGCGTGCTCTTTGGGTCATTTGGCAGCTGGAAGCGGGGCCAGGGCCGCTCTGATACGCAGAGCTGGTGCTCGAAGGAGCCAAACCAGCTCACAGCTCGCGAGAGAGACGCGATAGCGCAGGCGAGGGTGCAACAGGCGTTAAAGATAGAGCAGCAGCGTGCTCAGGCAGCTCAGAGGGCTGAGGACGATATCCAAGCAGCTGACGTCGCCACAGACGACCATCCATACTTAATAAGTAAGGGTGTGAAGGCCCACGGCCTGTTGCGTGATCTCGACAAGTTACTAATTCCTATCTCTGATGCGTCGGGCAAGGTTATCAGCTACCAGACCATTGCCGGCGACGGTAAAAAGCTTTTTCTGGCTGGCGGTAAAAAATCTGGCGGATTTTTTATTATCGGTCAGGCCACTGACACTGTTTATGTGTGTGAGGGGTACGCGACAGCTGCGTCTGTGTACGAGGCGACCGGCAGCTGCACTGTTGTCGCCTTCGACGCCGGTAACCTGGCGCCCGTCGTTACCGGACTCCGCGATGTCTGGCCTCGAGCTGAAATTGTTATCTGTGCCGACAATGATGCATCGGGCGCTGGGCTGGACGGCGCGCGCAAAGCGCGCCCAGATCGTGTAGCAATGCCTCCTGGGGTCGATGAGGATTGGAACGACGTTGCGCAGCGCGATGGCCTAGAGGTTGTCAGAGCTGGCGTCACAGCAAAAGAGGCGCCGGTCATGGCGTCAGGGTTCCTGGCGTCAGAAATGGCCTCTGTAGAGCCGCGTAAATGGCTGTATGGGCGTCACCTCATCCGCAGTTATGTGTC